TAAGCCAATTGGTACAAATGTTGCGACATTTACCATTGAACAAGCAAGTATGATTAAAAGGGCGGTGAATGAAGATATTAATGGTGTTGACAATAAAGGTAGAGTTAGTGTTTTGCAAACACCTTGGGATTATTTAAACTTTGGACTAAGTTCGGTTGATATGGACTTGGTAAAGACAATGACCATGAGTTTGCAGCAATGGTGTAGAGTTTTCGGTATGCCATCTGTTTTATTTGATACAAGTAGTACAAGTTACAATAACTATCAAAACGCATTAAGAGATTTGATGACAAACACTATTGTTCCAATGTGTTGTTCATTAAGAGATGAGTTGAATAAATGGTTAGTACCTGCATTTGGTGAAGATGTATATATTGACTTTGATATTACAGCACTTCCAGAGTTGCAGCAAGACATGGAGAGAATGAGTAGGATTCTTCGTGATGCAAATTGGCTTACCTTTGATGAAAAGAGAATGGCAATGAATTATGAAGAAAAAGGTGGCATTTATTCTCATTCTTATGTTAATCAAAGTATAGTTCCTTTGGAACAAGTTTTGATGGACTTAACAGTATCTGATCAACAAACTATGACTGATGATAGTAGCGACAACAACGGATCAAGAGATATGGCAAATGGTAATGGAGAGGTTTCCGAAGATTCCGACAGAGAGGACTTGCAGAACGGAACAGATGATGAGGATATCCGTTCGTAATAGTTACAAACACAAACTGACTGATGAACGCGAAGCAGCAAAGAGAATATTGGTTGAAGGTGGAAAGACTGAGATACCAACTTGATATAAAATATAGTTCTTTATTTGAGGGTGTTGTAAAAAAAGATTTGAATCAATTTGTTTCTGACTTAAAAGAGTTTGGTGCAAAAGGTGCATTATCAAAAATGGGTAGCTATGCTTGGAATGAGCAAATGATGAATATCATGGAAAAGCTATACAAAGAAGCAGCAGTTATATTTGGTAATGCAGTTTATCGTGCAGTAGGAATAAATAATCAAAAATCAAATCAATTTGGATTTAATAACGAATGGGTTACTGAAGCTGTACAATTTCTTGTACAATATGGATTTTTATTAGTTTCAGAAATTACTCAAACTACAAAAGCTAAATTGCAAGATATTTTGGCAAAAGGACTAAATGAAGGTAAAAGTATTGATGAGATAGTTAAAGAGATACTTCAAGAAGGTGAGATGGGATATAGTGCAATGAGAGCAAGAAGGATAGCAAGGACAGAGGTAATGAGAGCAAGTAATTACGCATCTATGTTGGCAGCTGACAAGCATGACTTTGTAGTTGATAAAATATGGATTGCGAAGGTTGATTCGAGAACAAGAAGAATACCAAAAGATATGTATGATCATGTTAGTATGAATGGACAAAAAGTGGCTTGGGAAGATGATTTTACATCACTTGGTAAAAAAGGTGATACAGTATTGGCTGGGTTTCCAGGCGATCCAACAACACCAGCAGGTTTTAGTATCAATTGTCGTTGTACAGTTGGTTTTGAAGGTAGGAGAGATTCAAATGGTAGGTTAATAAGAAAAAATAATATATAGATGCCAGTAACAAGATGCGAAAATGGTAAATATAGAATTGGGGATGGGGAATGTATGTATAATAGTGAAGAAAGTGCAGAAAGAGCCTATGTGGCTTATTTGGCACAAGAAAATGAAGAAAAGGCTATGACATATAATGATTATCCAGAATCAGCAACAAATAATGCTAAAAGAGCATTAAAGTGGAAAGAGGAGAATGGAAGCGATTGTGGAACACCAGTAGGTTGGGCAAGAGCAAATCAACTTGCAAATCGCGAAAAGATATCAAGAGATACGATTGCGAGAATGGCATCATTTAAAAGGCATCAACAACATAAAGATGTACCTTATAGTGAAGGATGTGGTGGCTTGATGTGGGATGCTTGGGGAGGCACATCTGGTATTGAGTGGGCAATAAGAAAATTAGATCAAATAGACAAAAATATAAATCAAAAAAGCATGATATACAATTATAAATCATTTGACTTACAAGTTAAAGATGTTGACAGCAAAAGCGGTATTGTTACTGGATATTTCTCTGCTTTCGGAATGGTAGATTCTGATGGGGATATAATAATGCCAGGTGCATTTAAAAGGTCTATTCAAGATTGGGGGCCAGAAGGTAAAGGTAGAATTAAGCATCTACTTAATCACAATCCATCGCAACCTTTGGGTAAGCCATTGGTAGTGAAAGAAGATGTTTATGGTCTTTACTATGAATCTAAGATTGGCAGTCATCAACTTGGTAAGGATTTTATTAAAATGGTAGAAAGTGGACTAATTAGTGAACATTCAATCGGATTTAAGACATTGAGAGAGCAAAAAGGTAGTGATGCCAATGAGATTTACGATGTGATGTTATTTGAAGGTTCATCACTTACTGCTTGGGGTGCAAATGAGAACACACCATTAATCGGTATGAAAGGAATGAAAAATATAGAGAAAATACAAGATCAGATTAAGTCTTTTGAAAAGTTCATCAGAGATTCAGATGTTACTGATGAAACAATTGACCTATGTCTAATTAAAGTAAAACAACTTGCTCAAACAATAGAACAAATGCAGACAAGTAGCACATTGGCAGCGGAAGAAGCACCTTTGCAGCAAAAGGATGATAGCAAAGAGTTTGAGCAATCTTTGATAAGTATAATTAATAAATTCTAAAAAAAGTAAAATGGAAAATTTGAAACAATTTGAATCTGCCCTTGAAGCTAAGTTGGCAGAACAAAAAGCAGAAGTAGCTTCTGTTACAGAAAAAGCTGCAAAGTCATTTGAAAGTAAAGTTGATCAAATCAACGAGAGCCTTGTAAAGACAAATAAGAGCCTTGAAGAAGCAAGAGCAGAAGTTCTTGAAGCTAAAGCATCTTATGGTCGTTTGGCTGCTGGTGCTGAGAAGAAAGTTGCAACATCTTATTCTGAGCATATCATGGACATCAAAAATAACATTGGTGCTTCTATTGAGAAAGGTTGGAATGACATTAAGATGGCTGCTAAAACTAAAGGTACTGGTTTTGCTGCTGACATTGACCTTAAAGCAGTTCAAGTTATGACAGAAGGTACAAACCTTACTGGTAGCATCTACACATCTTATGTTGACAATGCTTACATGAGAGCATATGTTAACCCACATCTTCGTTCAGTATTCAATATCCTTCCTGTTTCTACAGGTTCAGTATCTTTCCCACGCGGTAATAACCCAGTTGGTGAAGGTTCTTTCGGTAAGCAAACTGAAGGTTCTGGTAAAGCACAAGTTGATTACGATGTAACAGTTGTAAACACAGCATTGTCTTTCATCGCAGGTTATGCTAAAGTTAGCCGTCAGATGATTGATGATCTTCCTTTCTTGCAATCTTATTTGCAATCTTCTTTGATTGAAGATTTCCAAAAAGCAGAAGATACTTATTATCTAAATGCAATTGCATCTGCTGCAACTGCTGGTTCTTCTTCAGGTGCTAATACTGCTGAGAAGTTCATTGATTACATCGCACAGCTTGGATCTGCAAACTGGAACGCAAACCTTATCCTTACAACTTATGCTGGATGGGCTGCTGTTCTTAAAACTTTGCCAAGTGGCGGTTCTTATAGTGTTCCCGGTGGTCTTACAATTGATAACAATGGTAATGTAAGAATTATGGGTGTTCCTGTAGTTCCACATTCACTTGTTACTGCTTCTAAGGCTTATGTTATGGATACTACTAAGTATTCTATCGCACAGCAAAGTGGTCTTGCAGTTCGTTCTACAGAGTTCAATGAAGATGATTTTATCAAAAATCTATTGACATTCCGTTGCGAAGCAAGATGTGAACTTCTACAGTTCCAGCCATCGGCTGCAATATACGGTGCAATCTAATAATTAGATATAACCGAAAGGGGGTGAAAATCCCCCTTTTTTTTACTTTATGCCCTATTCATTTGATTATTATAAAGAAGAAGTAAAATTGCATATAATGCGTAATGTTCCTAATTACGCAAAGGTTCTTGATGTTGGTGCTGGATCTGGGAAGTATGGGATAATGTTAGGTCATTATTTTGGAAAAATTCATGCACTTGAAATATATGAACCATATATTGACAAATTTGACTTACATTCTATTTATACAACCATTTTTTGTGCTGATATTCTTGATTTTGATATAAGTGAATATGATTATATCATTTTAGGTGATATTGTTGAACATTTAGAACTAAAAGTTGCACAAGAATTATTAAGTTATATTAATAATAGTGGTAAAAAATGTTTGGTAGCAATACCATATCAAATGGAACAAGGTGAGGTTGATGGCAATATTTATGAAACACATTTACAATCAGATTTGACAAAAAATAACTTTATTGAACGATATCCTTATATGAAATTATTATTTAATAATGATTTATATGGATATTATGTAAACTATCAATTTATATGAATATACTTTGCTCAATACACCTATATCCACCACAACATAATTGCGGTGCTGAATACATGATTCATAGACTGAATAAATATTTGATGTCTAAAGGACATCATGTAAGAATTTTACTGCATCAAGCTAATCATTATAAAATAAAAAATAATTATGTATTTGAAGGAGTTGATGTATTCCCACCAAATTCAAATGTAGTTGAAAATTTATTTAATTGGGCAGATGTTGTATTCACTCATTTGGATTATA